CTATTGATGTTAACACTGATGGTGTTGCTAATGTAGCTAGCGATCCTTGGGCTATTGTGTTGGACGATTCCATTACACAATATAGAACTGAATTTCAGCAGGCTATTGAGGCTGTTTATACTTGGGTGAAAACACCTGGAAATGCAGTACTCGCTTCATCAGCTGTGTACCGATATGATGATACAACTGGATTGCCTACTGCTATAGGATTTAGCCAAAACCATAGTGCAACACAACTTTTGAATCAACTTAAGTACGGCACGAGCCAGTTCTCTAATGCTTCTGCTATGCAAACATACGTAAGCACTTTGGGTAACCAGATCAATTCTCATGGTAGTGAGATGGTTGCTGGTGTTCATTATCGTTACGTCACGTAGGATAATGGCAGAGCCCAAAGTGTAGGGTTTGAGCCTACAACTACCGATTGGATGTTTGATGGATCTGTGTATTTTAGACAATTGGGTAATATGATGTTGTCTCCATCAAGTTGGGAGACTTGGCATTCTGGTTCAGCTGTTCCTGGACATATGGCCGGAGTTCCACGAGCATTTACTACAGTGTATGTTAGGGATGTTAGTCCCACTAATGGTCAAGATCCCCGTGATTATACTGACGGTTATCATGTGTATGAGCCGGCAGTATCTGGGTATCGTAGGATCGGTTCTTCAAATTACTATTTGAAGTACGAGGTGGATCCAGCAGCTAATAATCCACCATGGCCAGCATAATCTTTAAATATTGTGTTTTGTCATAATTTAAGTTAGTTACATAATGCAAAGAATTAAATCGTATGCTCGCCGTAGAATCACAATGGCTCGCCGCCTTCCTGTTCGTCGTAGCTTGGGCGTTATTCGCCGCCCTCGTGTTACTCGTCGACGCGCTCCTACGCGCTCTAGAAGAACATATAGGCGTTATTAATTCAGAGAATATGCCATAAAATAGATGACGGAGTATCTACGTTTTATCGTTCGTTTTTCCCACGTTTTTTTTATTAGTACTTGTTGCGATGCCAAATATCAGTCTACGGAGCGCTGTCAATCAGAGGAAGTTCAAGATCAATTCGATCACGTTTCGGAAGGAGGAACCTTGGAAGAAACATCAGGACAGGAGTCGGAACAAGTGGGTCAACAGCAATTGGTACCACAGGAATTACATGGGTAATTATGGCAAGGACATGTATGAGGATTTGGATATGCCTGATTCTGGCGCGTATTATCAGGGCCCAGGTATGTTTGAGAACCCTAACCCTGGTAATCCCGGATATAACTATGGAGGATATTAGTTTGTTGTAAATTAATTAAATACAATTGTACAATTAACCCTAACCCTAACCCTAACCCCTGGCCTTCGGCCAGGGTTAGGGTTAGGGTTCCGGTTTGGGATTATCTAGTTAGATCAATAAATTTGCGTCTACGTTGCAGTGCGAGAGCGCGGTTCCGGTTAATCTGGATACGCTGTGCTGTTGTCAATTTTGGTTTTAGTCTACGTCTGAAACGGGCAACTGCTCCTTTATTATTTCTGAATGATTTTGCCCTTAGTTTTATTTGGTGCATTCGGTTTGCATCTTCTTTCTTTTTTGCGATATACTTTCTAAATTTCGATTGAAAGACTTTTGCACCATGATGGACAAACGGGTTGTTCATTATAACTCGTTTGGCTTTAGCCATATGTTGTCTTGATTGGTTAATCTGACCTTGATCGAAGTAACTAACTGGTTGGTTCGATCTGTAATGATGGTATTGATCAAAATATTTTGATTGTGGCCCACGCCAATGTTGGAATTTATACGGATATGACATATCTATTTTATGGTTACAACTGTAAAATAAAGAAGCACAAGGTGACGGCCCCGGGACCGGGGCACCTACGGTAACAACCGTAAAAGGTGCACAAGGTCCCTAGTATTACCGTCACCTTGTGCACTTGTGCACTAGCCGTTAGCTTTAGCTGACGGATAGGGGGTTTGGGGGAGCATCCCCCATGCGCGGAGCCGAAGGCCAAGCGCACTTCGGCGTGGGTTAGTGTGTGGTTGGGCACGCCGTTTTAGCGATAACTTGATTTTGATGATGGTTTCCTACTAGGATACATCATGTAGGCGACGTCACCGGAGAAATTCCGGGCTCGACGTCGCCGGTCACGTCTTTCTTCTTCATCAATCATGATTTGCCGTTGAACGGCACGGTCGATGATCGCTTGATTGATAGCACGTTGGCGTGCCATTTCGTCGTCACGCATGTAACGACGATTATCCCTACCAGTTTCTTTAAATGTCGGCATAATATTATATTATGACGAAATGTTCATTTTTTAAAAATCCCCCGGACTCGATTAGGGGGTTTTCAAAGTGGCCGTAGACGTTGGTTTGTCAATCACAAAAAGTCATTTTTTGATGTCTACTAAAAGGGTACGTGCCTTCTGTTTTACTCTTAACAATTATAGTTATGAAGAAGTCCTGCACCTGCGATCTCTCGCTCCAGAAACCGTTGATGGAGCGAGCAATGACGATGGAGTTGCCGGAGGGGCTGAAGCCGAAGAAGAGGCTGAATCCCACTCACGTGTGCGATTTATCGTGTTTCAACCAGAACAGGGAGCATCTGGAACACAACACATTCAAGGATACATCGTCCTTCGGAACCCAACTACGCTCACTGGGTGTAAACGACTCCTGTCTCAAGCCGGTCCTGGACGTGCCCATCTTGAACCTGCCCGAGGATCCTTGGAAGACAACATCCAGTACTGTTCCAAAGGAGACTCAAGAACAGTTTGGTGCCCACTTGGACACAGCCATCTCAGCGATGGAGGAGGAGCTTTCGGAGTTGACTGGAGACCCACTTTCTATGGAGGAGATAGAGAAGCGTGCCTTGGAACTGGAGCGGGAGCAGGCAGCCGCTCAGACCTTGCTGCAGTTGCATCAGCTGTGCTGTCTGGATCTACCACCGCCGAGATTGCGCGAGCCTATCCTAAGGTCTTTATACAGTATTCCCGTGGAGTCGGCGCACTCGCTGCCTCATGTTCTGCGCGGAGAGACCCCAGTGTCGCCCCAACTATTTATTGGGTGCACGGTCCCACCGGTTGCGGAAAATCGCGTTGGTGTTACGACCAGAGCCCAGACGCGTATTGGAAAAGTACTGACCACTTTTGGTGGGATGGATACGACGGAGTCTCTGACGTGATCATTGACGATTACCGTCCGGATTTCTGCAAATTCCACGTCCTTTTGAACTTGCTGGACAGATACCCATATCAGGTCCAGATCAAGGGTGGAACGTTGCAGTTTAACGCCAAGACGATCTACATTACATGTCCTTCTCATCCAACTGTGCTATGGGCTTCCCGCACTCAGGAGGACATGGGGCAACTTCTCCGCCGTATAACAGAGATCAAGTACATGGGCCCCGACCCAACCGCTATTGTACCGGGATTTTCCCCTATTTAATTTTTCTTTTCTTTACATAATCAATCATTTTTTTACTATGTTGTCGGAATACAAAAATAAGTACTCCAGTCGTTTGCCAGCTTCCACATGCAAGCTGGGTGCCGATGACGATCTGCGGTCCGCATTTGAGACCTATAAGCAGTCGTTTTCTGCTAAACGTGTTTTGGAGACTTGTTTTTTGCTTTCCGGACGCGCTGAACGTGATCAGCGCAAAGTGTTTTCCATTTTAGCTCGCCATACGAAACATGGCGGAACGGATACGCAACCTTGGAATATGGATCCTGCTGGGAAGATACTTTTTCCTGGTAGGTTTTTGGACAAGGACAACCAGATGGTAGTTAATGGTGTCCTTGTTAATACTGACGAGGTGAAGATGTCTGCTCAGGCGGATACTGAATTGCCTCATGTTACTCCTTCTATTGAGGAGTTTTATCTACCCTATAGTATGCAGGCTATGGAAGATTTGTCGTGGAATCTTAATCAACATAAGGTACTCCCTTTGGGGTATAATGCGACGTCTTCGCCTAATACTTGGTTGAATGGTACTTATGTTGCCTCAGCTGTTTCTGTGGATGACAATTCTCTTATTCAATTAAGTAAGAGTCCTGCATTTTGGAAAAAGTATACTGCTTCTTCAAACACTGCTGATAAATTGCAGTATTTAACGTCAACGCCTATATTGACCAATGTGTTTCACGATCCTAAAGAGGCGGAGAGTGAATGTAAGAAATTGTTGCGCGATTTAGATGCAAATCTAAACGCACATAATCCTAGGGATTATTCTTTGCAGAAAGAAGGTGTTGTGACTGCACAGCAAGCTGGTGAATATCATGTCCAGATTTCGAAAGGTCATTTGGACATGGAGTTTGCTAATACCGGCGATGCCGCTATGAAAGTTGACCTTGTTGTACACAAGGTCAAGGCTGGATATGCTTTGGACAAGCCTGCTGTTCAAAGTGTGTCAACTGCTATTGCCAAACATTATGGCGATAATTGGTTGAAGAAGCGCGCACAAAATTTGGGGTCTGCTACTAGAACTGCGGATGAGTTTATTCCGAAGATTAGGGATATTATCACTGACCCCACTAATAAGTTTTTGCCTGCTTCATGTAGATTGCATTTTGATGGTGAGAACGAGAGTTCTGCTACTACAACAGTTGGGACTCTTGTCCATACTATTAATAAGAACGATCCTTCTTTTATTGATGAATATCGCCACCAGGTAATAATTCCTGGTGGAAAAAGGAAGACACTATCTATTCATTTTCCTAAGAAGAGTTATAACCCTTTGAATACCACGAACGATGTGAATACTGTGTTGAATGAACACGGATATCAGATGTATTTTTCGGTGTGTGGCGTAAAGGCGCGCACCATTGTAACCCCAGATACTGGAGATTTTGTCTTGGGTCAGCAGGGCCCCAAGCAAATTGGTAAGCATCATGCTCCTGTGAGTTTTAAGGTACATGGTACATATCATGAAGCTATTGTTCCTGCGGTATGTGTTGACCCGCAGGATAATATGGAGCAGAGGATGCGCATTGAGACAAATGTTGCATTAGAGCAGGATATGCAACAGGATAATGTTCGCAGTGCTCTGTATGTTGGACAACAGGAGCGCAGTAAAGATGGTAGGTATACTTTTATGCTTACTGATGGCGAGGCTACTGAGCAGCGCAAACAAGCTGCCCTTGAGGCTGCCGATTCCTCTGGTGGATTGCAGAAGCGTCTTGAGGGTGTGTATGGTTCACTGAGTGCTTTGCTTTTATCTGCCTCGCCTTTGCTTGCTGGTGCGACTCCGTCTGATCAGCAAGCTGGATATTGGATTGGTGATTATGGTCAAATCTATTATGCGTATCCTACGACGCCTACTTTGCAGATCTTTCTTGGGTTTACTGCCCAAGAAACTGCAGATATTTTTAAGTATGGTACTGGTATGACTTGGAAGAAATTTTATCAGAAGATTGGCGATGTTATGGCTAAGATGTCTGTTATGAATCGTGCTGGATTTATGGAAAGATTTCAGCAGGCATGTAATTTTTTGGATGCTTTGAATTATTTGGACCGGTATCTGTTGTCCATTGATCATAGTAATTCGTTTTACTATGTGGCAGAGGATTATGCTACATCTGCTTTTCCTCTTATTGTTAAGGAATTGAATAAGAGTCATAAGGCTAAATTTACGTTTAGTTGGCCATGGGGTGTTGTAGATAACACCTCAGGTGGAGGTAGTATGGCAGATGGATCCAATAATTTGGTATCTGCTACTCATAATCCGAACAACAGTATTAAGCCTATATTCATATCAACGTCAAGTCAGATTACTTATTCTAATAAGCGTAAGATAGATGCTGTTACTGGTACGTCTGCTACAGTAACTCCTGGAGATTTATCTGGTATATTAGCATTGGAAGCTGCTAATAAGGCGAATGCAAATGAGGGCGATGGCAATCGCCGTCGTTTGGAGGAAGTTAGCGATATTGCTGAGATCGCCGCTAATACTGCCGGTATTCAGGATGACACATACGATGTTAACATTACCAATTCATCTATTGATGTTAACACTGATGG